ATACGCGAACTCTCCCGATCCTGGAATAACAACGACACCACGCACATCCTCCGAGAAATCGTCTACATCTCGAAAAACCTCGAATGAGAGCTGTGGTAATCTATTGCCGAATTCGGCAAGCGCCATGCGTTCAAACAAAATGTAGGCAACACCGCGAAATGCAGGAGTGCTGCCTGCGCCAAGGCGCCCAACGATCAGGTCATCGGGTAATTGCGTATCGCTGCCGGTGTAGATGCGGTAATTGAAACGGGAAAGATCAAGTTCCTTTCCATCCGCCCACACCCTTCCGATACGGCTTATTGTTCCTTCGCACACCGCAACCGCGAAACTTGCAAAGTAGCTGTAGGATGTCGATGTCGCAGAGGTCCCGCCACCACCGAGACCTTTGCCACCAGCTACGGACTGCGTCGAAGAAACCTCCTCAATTTCATCTGCCCAGATCACCTGGCCACCGACTCGAGCGCGGCCGTATATCCGCGTGATCGGTGCGCCCTCGGTTGAAGACGTAACGTGTAGTTCTTTAAGCCTTGGTCCCTCGACATTTCGACCGCCACCCGTTGCCCCGAACAATGCCTGATCAACATAGGAGCCTGCCAGCGCGCCAATCTGTGTCCCTAGCGCTGCCCCGCTGAGCGTGGCACCTAGCAAGGAAATACCTGTCGGCAGTAGGCTGCCGCCAACCGCCGCGCCTACTGCCGCCAAAGCCAGTGTAGCCATCAGTTTTTGATCCCGGGAAAAGAAAACACACCGGCAAGACGTCGGCGCCACCACTTGCTTATTGGAACCTCGGCAACACCGATCCGTTCAATCGCATGCACCATCGCGGCTTCCGAGGTCATGATTCCTACATGCTTGGCTACCGCGCCGCGCCGCATTCGGAAAACGAGGACGTCACCAGGTTTTTCATCACCCAAACCCTTTGGGATCAGATTGCGCTCAGCCGCTCGGAGAAGAGTCTCTTCGCCTGACGCGTCACCCCAGTCGGGTGAATAAGGCGGGAACTGTTCGGCTTCAAACCCGTACAGCGTACGATATACGCCACGGACCAGACCAAGGCAGTCTGCGCCGACACCTTGGCGGGATGATTGATGATGATACGGCGTACCACACCACATCCGCGCAACGGCGACCACCTGCTGCCGGGCAATACTGCTCCTCAAAGCCATGTAGGGCTTCATCATGCGCGCTCCGTTCAAGAGCCTCACCCCAGGAAGCCTGCTACAAAATCGTTGCCGGGCATATTCGGGAATCCGCGGTAGTTTAAGGCGTTTGAAAACTTTTCACGGCAGGTTTCCAGGTGTTTATCGCAACCTGCTGTAACAATGAACGCTTGCCCCACGGTTAAAGGCTCTCGCGCTGCCTGCCAAAGCTCCAGTTCATCAATGCTGCCAAGCTTGGTGTGCCGCTTGATCTCAACGACCTGACCGACCGCAGCCCCCGTTGAAAATTCGATGGCACCGCGCGAGAACCACCCGCTTTCATGCGTACCTAGCCCGTCGACGGCAAACAACCGCGCATCCGTTACCGCAACTATTGTTCCAGTCGCGCGGTATGGCGGTTGGCTGGCATCAACCGAGCACCGCGCATCGCCAAAAATGGCATCACACGTATATTGGAACAGACGACCCTTTGGTTGTTGCAGATAATGCGCAATTCCACGCACCTCGGCCGCGAAAGAAGGCCCTGCACGGCGCACTTCGCCAATGCTTCCTGTTCGCATGAGGGCCCGCTGCGATGGTTCCTGCCAATTCACACGGAAAATTTCGACCCGGGCATCGTCATAAAGCCCCGCGGCCAGATCCGCTTCAGAAAGTCGATCTGACGAGAGCGCACTTGTTACCTCAAGATTGTCAACGGAAAGCCCAACTGCATCGGCAATTTCACTTGCAGTGAACCCGGCGGCGGCTTCGAACACGGTTCCATCAAATATCACGTCACGATCGTGATCGGTGAACCCGAGGATATGGGAGTCGTTACGCGTCAAGCGCCAGCACCAGCACAGCGTCGTCACGCCAGTGGCGATGTGAGCATTAAGACTCTCGTGGAGCACTTTCATGTTCGGATTTCCACTATCGGAATATTGGGGATGGCACCGTGGCGAAAGCCCTGGAGATTGATCTCAAGCCGGTCTGTATCAAACCGAACGGGAACGTCGAATGTGTAGCCCGCCCGCACCTTAGCGCCTGGTCCCGGCGTTGCTGGAATAGCGAAGGTCACAAGACCGGACGCTTCATCCACGGCGAAGTCAGTTCCCCCGATTTGCACCACCCCATCGACGGAAATTTGCACCGTCCCCGCCACAGGTTTGGAAATAACCCTCTGCCACGGCGCGTATTCACTCCCGTAGGTCTTGATCAATTGGTAGGTTCGGGTGATGCCGTCCCCGCTGCCAATCATTTGATCGCCAGGTGTTGGCGACATCTCTGGCGGGCAAGATTTCCAGTCACCAGGATCGCGCCAGCGAAAACCATATAGTCGCCCGCGACGCTCCTCGAAAAAACCGATAACCGCGTGTAGATCGTCAAGAGACTTCACACCATACCCAGCGTTGTAGTTGCGCCTTGAATTGGCCCATCGGGCATTACGTTCCTCATGCCCCGATCCAAGAACGACAATATCTGTTCTCCGCTCGGGCCCGCCTTGCGATTGACGTGCGATATCGGTTGGGAACCGCACTTCGTGGAAAGTCATGTCCTCACCTCGCAGCACACTTTATCGCGCCAACCACTACACACGCGCGAACAGTCGCGTTCATAGATTGCGCTGACCAAAAGACACAGCTCTTGCCAGCATCGCCGCCATCTGCGCTTCTGATCGCCGAAAACTTTCTGCATCTGGCGTGGTCACGTTGAGCGTTACATTGACGCCCCCACCACCACCGCTGGCTACGACACCAAGGCGCCCATCGCTACCTCGCGCCAACGGCATGATGGCCTCCGCACCGCGCTCTCCCGCAACACCAATGCGCCCCTGGCCGAGAGGAAACGTTATGGGCGACTGGATGACACCGCCACTAGCGAAAGGAACTGGCATACCGCTTTGAAAAGCAGAACCGTTGGCAAACCCGAAGCCACCGGTGAACAAACCAGAAAAGAGATTTCCGATTCCTTGCTCAAGCGGCTTCAACGCAGCCTTCAACACAATGTTTGAAAGACTGAGCGCCAACGACTTCAACACATCACCCAGGCTTTTACCTTTCAGCGCAATTCCTTCGAACGCCGTGGTAAGTGCAGAGCCGAAGCGCCGTCCTAGATATTCTGCGTCCGCTAAGCTGCGTTGCAATGGGCGCGTGTCGGCTGAAACGGTTACAACCCATTCTTCATTTGGATCATCCAACCCATTCATAACTTCATCCTTAGATTGTCCGCGTTTGGAATCTCATCGGGAAATTTCGCGATCAATGCCTGCAGCTCTCGCGGGGCGGGAGGTGCATCAAATTCAGCCGATCCAAACAAACCGGTCATAGCTGCCTCAAGTTCACGCGGCGTCATCAACCAGAACGCTCGCGGCTCTAGCCTTAGAAGCCCAAGCCCGGCCGCCATCACTTCATCCCAGGGAAAGGGACCGACACCGCGCCTTCACCGCAACCACTATTCTGCACGCTTGTTTCACCCTTCTCACTGACGACCCGCTGCGATATGCCCGCCCGCTCGTCTCCAGCGAACGTGGCGCCAAGAAGCCGTGCTACTATGTCGATGAAACCACCAACACCGCCTTCTGCCCGCATCTGGGCAACGTCCTCGTCTTGTACCCGGCACCCGCCCCACGCAGCCCTGCGCCAATTATGCGACAGGCATCCCGCGCTGAGATGCGGCCGGCTTCAAATCGCCTTGCCAGCGCAAGCATGTCCTCATCTCCAAAGGCATGTTCTAGTTCTGCCAACGCACCTAGCGTTAGGCAAAGCCGGTATCGGCGCCCATCCAGCACCGCATCAATTTCACCGCGGCGTTGATTGGCCATCGCGATCCTCCGGTTTCCTCATTTGGCGATGACAAAGCTTGTCCGCAAACCGCTCGGCGTCAGTGCTTTCGACACTCACGGCAAGACAGATCGTTGAAGCCGACACACCGCTGTCTAGACTTAAAGCAGGCGAGGAAAGCGCATCACAATGCAACGAACACCATCTCACCAGCGCTATCGAGCGACACTTCGAAAGTCACTTCGCCATCGTGGCGGCCTGTCAATTCGAACGATGAAATCTGCATGGGCCCTGTTACCGTACCAAAATCGGGAACGACGACCTGCCATGGCCTGATTGTGCCGTTAAAGAACAAGCTGCGGACCGTTTCATCAGACGTAGCATCCTTGAAAATGCCCGCACCCGTTACGCGCGAGGACTTGACGCCGGCGCCTTCGAGAAGTTCGCGCCAATGGCCTGCCGATTCAGCATGAGTTACATCGACCGTCTCTGCGTTGAAGGCAAGTGTCCGTGACCGCAATCCAGCAACCGTGACAAACACTCCCAGACCATCGCTATCAACCTTCAAGAGAAGATCCTTGCCTTTCTGCGCTGCCATGTTTTGCTTTCTCCTTGCCCTGGGGCCGTGTCACCCCAGCTCACTCAACTGATATTCACACCAATTCCAACGGAATGCAGCGCGGTTCCATCGACGTGACGCAGTGCGATGAACCCGTGCGCATCCCATTTCGTTTGCCTAGAGCGTCTCGGCTTCCGTCACGGCGCGATAGCGCAAAGTCCCGTGGTAGGTCTGGCCATCGTTGTCGCGCCGCGCGTCTGAATACTCATGTCTGAAATTGACGAGCTTGAACCCAGTCAAGGGCAGCGGCCGGTCATGCAACAGGTCCTCTACCGTTGACATAATCTCATGCACCTTCTTCTTGCCTGCCGCCCTTGACCAAACATGCAAGGTCACAACATGTTCGTGGCCAACATCCGAAGCTGTTGACCAGTCACGCATGAAGCTATGCCCGAACGTTATGTAGGGAAAAGCCGTCTGCTGTGGCACGTCGTCGTAAATTTTTGGCCCACCCAACAGCGCAACAAGCACCGCATCGGAACGCAGTTTCTGATAAACCGCTGCCTGAAGCTCCAACCCCGCACTCGCCATAACCTACATTCCCTTTCAGACAGACGCATATCTGCCACGAAAACCCATGTCTGACTGCTGAAGTGTTACATCTCCGCCAACGTACCAAACCAACTGTTTGACTGGTCAGGCTCGCGGAGCATTGGCAAGATCATTGTCTCGTGCGATCGCAGGTGGTTTCACGACGGCTTCGATCCGACTTTGCCATACGCGTTCCCGCTGTTGAATTTCGGCAAGCTCTTTGATGCGATTGGTAGCCAGGCGGCGAAAGCGAGAACCGACACCCGATATTTCGGCAGCAACTTTCAAAGATCACGCTCCTCAGCAAAGCACCTCAAAAATCGCCGACGCTCATCAGCGTCAATCGCTGCCCGCACTTCGAACACGCGAGCACCGGAACGAAACCGCATGGATGGGTTCACACCAGTGCGATATCGGATCCAGATTTCGTGGCTGATATTGCCCGCCAGTTGATCGGAGACTTCCCTTTCCGATCCGCCGGCAGGGCGAACTGCCCCCCACATCTCGCCAATCGCAACCCAGTTTTCCTCAGCACCACCGCAACCGTCATCTGCGCGCACCACCATTTCCAGTGTGAGACGGTGGCGCAAATCTCCAATCCTGATATCCATTACAATCGAACCGCGCGGTAGGGATGCAGAAGCCGGCTTACAGCGTGCGGTACTGCTGTTGAAGGTTTGCCAATCTCCACCGGATCGCGATGCTCATACCAATGCGCTATCAACAGCAATAGCGCCTGGCGAACGGGTTCGGGAACGTCATTGGCTGATGCTCCAAATCCGACCTCTAAATCGATCTCGATTCCTGCGATAGCCCTCGCAGTTTTTGGCCATACACCGCTCTTTGGAAACATCCGTGCAGGACGTTGGCTGCGATCGATTTCGAATGTCGTTTCATCAACAACGCTGGGCGTTCCATCTGCCGCCAGTATACGTACTTCGGTTACGGCACTCACCGGCGAGATCGGAAGCTTTACCACACCGTCGTCCGGCCACTCATCCAACGCGAGCCGCCAGCTTTGGCTCAGAAGTGCAAGACCGAGCGCAGCCTCGACGTGCAGTCGCGAGGTAAGAATGAGGCTTTGCAACAACGCATCCTCAGTCGATCCATCAATGCGGACATGCGCTTTTACCTCATCAAGCGAAATGGGCTCAGCGCCAGGTCCACTCAATTGATAAATTCCCATCGCGCGTCAACTCCTGTACAGCAACCATCTGGGATACGCATGATAAGGAGCGAGGCCGCCCCGGGGATAAGACGGCCTCGCAGTTTCCGCACGGACGGGAGGAAGACCGCGCGAATTCGAGAAATGCGAAGGGCTCGCCTTCACAGGACACGCCCTCACAAGCAAACATCAACCAGTCTGGTTTTGTTGCCTCTTATGCACCAAACCTGAGCAGCTTGATCGCGTCGAAGTCCTGCACCCCACCACCTAC